CTGGAATCTCCCTGAAGCCTTCGGGTACGGGGACGGTCGTCATTTGGTCCGCCCTTCAGCCATCAGCCACGGGATACTCTCTCGGCGGGACGACAAACCGCTGGGGTACTCTCTATCTCGACACGGGATTCAGCAACGGTACGCTAAGTTTTGCACTTGCCGATTTCATGTCTCTTCGCACGGCTCCCTACCGTGACCTTGCCAAGACGATTCCCGCGCAGGCGGGGGACACGATTTTCTGGGACGCCGTAAACAGTGTTTGGCTTGCGAGTAAGCCGGACACCGAAGTCGACCACACGACGATCTCCAACCTGACCGCAGGAGACGCCGGACACACGCAGTTTGCGATGTTGACCGGACGAGCCGGGGGTCAGATTCTCCAAGGCGGTACGGCCGCAAGCCAGAATCTTTACCTTGAGTCGACGAGCCACGCGACGAAGGGTACGATTTTCTTCACCGACAATCTGAAACCCACGACTGACGCCTCGTACTCGGGCGGATGGGCGGGGACAGACATCGGTGGTCCGGCCAATCGTGCGCGTCACATTTACACGGCGGGAGAGGCCTTCGGTCTGAGAATTCAGAACGTCGCCGCTCTGCCGTCGAGCTCGGCGCAAAATGTCGGTCGTGTGGTGTTTCTCACCACCGAAGGTAAACCCTACATCGACGACGGTTCGGCGTTCGTCAAGATGGGCGCCAACAAATTCCTCGTCGACACCGTGTGGAACGGAACGGACCTGACAAAAACTGTCACCGTGACGACGACGGGGATGGACGCCAGAAATTCCATCTGGGCGCTGCACGACAACACGAATGACTTTGAGCAAGTGATGGTCAAGATCACGAAGACTTCGGCGACCTCGGTCACAATCACAACAACGATCCCGCTTCCGGCGGGTACCTATCGACTCATTGGATTGGAGTAACCCATGGCAAAGATTTTTGGACAACTTGAATCCGCCCAAGCTGAAAACCTTGCAGCCAATCCTGCGTCGTCGTCGACCGGTCGCGTGTTCTTCGACACTGTGTTGAACGTGTTGAAGGTATACGCAGGTGCGGCGTGGAGATCGTTGGTGGACACCGACTCCTCGCAGACGTTGACCAACAAGACCCTCTCCGCGGGGTCGAACACGATTTCCGGCCTTCTCCATGGTACCCAGGTGGACAATCCCTCAAGTGGTGTTCACGGGGTCACGGGAAGTCTCGTTGGTACGAGTGACGCGCAAGTCATCACGAATAAGGACATTGACGGCGGGACAGCCAGCAACACGCTCAGGATCACCGTTCCGAAGAACACCAAAACCAATCTGGACGGCCTTACCCGCAAGGAAGCCACGGTCGTTTACGGCTCCGACACCAAGAAGCTCTACGTCGATGATGGTTCATCCCTGAAAGCAGTCGGCTCATCTGCTGCTGGATCTGGCGAGACAAACTACGTCACCAATCCTTCGGGCGTGGAAGACAACGCGGCTGCCACTCCTGCGGGATGGGCAACGAGTGATGCAGCAAAGATCACCGTCACAACAACAAAGACCGCTGCTGAATTGCCTCGGGAGAATATCACTAAGTCTGGCATTAAGATCCTGTCTGTGGCCTCTGCGGTTTCAACGTCTGCTGGAGCGTATTGGAACTTCACCCTTGATGACGTGGACTCTGCTGGTCGGATCATGAAGATCAAGTGGGACCAAAAGCTTGTCGGAGCATATACGGCGGGTCATCTGGAAGTCGTCATCACCGATCAAAACGCCACGTTTAGTTCAAGGGTGGTGTTAGCGACTCCATTCACAACGGCGATCCCTGCGAGTGATGGAACGTTTCAGACGTACTTTTTAGCTCCGTCTTCTCAGGCCTGTTCGTTGGTCATTCGCGCTACTGCTGACATGGCAGACAACGTTGGTCTTGTCATCAGCGACGTTGTTGTAGGCCCTAACGTGCAGGTTCAGGGGAGTGCGATTACAGATTGGGTTTCATCAACTTGGACATCAAGCTATGACGGTGCAAACGTCGCCACAACGTCAAAACAAAGAGTGGTTGGCGATTCTTTGCAAGTACAAACTGCAACAACAATCACAACCGCTTCAGGGATGGCGTCAACGACTTATGTTCTTACTCCCCCTTCTGGAGTAGTTATTGACACATCGAAGTTTAATGCCAGTGGAAACTTGATTGGAAATGCTTGGTATCTCGACTCGTCGGCCACCCCTGGGATATTGCCAGCCGGTATCGTAAGAGCAACATCATCGACAGCCGTCCGGGTCTATATTATCGACTCTCCAAATACGGCAATTCATGAGGGATATGCTGCTGGTACCGATACAAACCATCCCGTTGCAGAGGGTGATGGGGATGTCATCATTGCCAATTTTACCATCCCGGTTGTTGGACTCTCCAGCAACGTGACGCTGGCGAATAGGGCTTTGGAAGTCTACATCGCAGATGATGGTGTTGGTGATGTGTTTGGGCCTAATGGGGCGTTGGTGCCTAATCAGGCGATTGGAACTCAGGTACAAAGAACTTTCACCCTTCCAGCAAACACGCAACAATCAGATTTCACAGTTCTCGAATATCGTTCTACTTCTGGAAACTGGCAGTTAGCCGCTGATATTCTTCCGTTTGTTCAACAGGGCGCTAAAAACTACGGCGTTAGAGGGTATTGGTCATCTGCAACTGACTATACCGTTACATTTGGTGCCGGGGGCCTAATTGCAGATAATGCGACTTACGCAAATAATGGGTCAAATCCTTGGTCAACGGCTTATACGGCTGGAGATAGGTTTAGATTGCGACGAGTCTCCGGCGGCGCTTCCGTAGGCTATCCCGTCTCCTCTGCCAACATCGTGGGCCGGACTGACGGGGTTGCGCCTGCGAGTGGGATGGTGGGGGAGAAAGTCGCTTTTACTTCTCGATCAATCTCGGCCGTCACAACGGGAATCACGGGAGACGCGACCCCTATCGTTACCCTCGGACCCGGAAGTTGGGAGCTTTTCCCTGCTGTCGATTGTTCAACACCGGCAAGCATCACGGGGATAAAGGCATATCTCGCCACAAATTCAACCAGCGACGCTTCAGGTCTGGTATCGGCTTATACAGGAGTCGCAAGTTCTGCTGTGAACGTATCGGCAACATTGGTTCCAATCGTTTTGGACCTCGCCGCCTCTACGTCATATTACGCAAAAGCAGGAACAGTCGGAGCAAACGCGACAGTCGTTTTGAGTGGATTCGCAATCCGCAAGGCGTAAGCATGAAACATCTCATCCTGACATTGCTGCTCCTCTCCTGCTCCTACGATAAGGGGGGCAGCGTGTCATCGGATTTCCGCGACGTCAAACAACGGGCGGAAGTTTACAAGTCCCTCATTGCCGATCCCTATGCTTTGACCGCGCGGTGTGACTCCCTGACCTTCGTGGGCCATTACAACGCGGCAGCAAAGACCGTCGACATCTACCGGCACGAATACCCTCAAGGCCAGTGGCACCGGTCCACTTCTCTTTGCACTCCTGACGACTCCCGCTCGGAGTGTTCCAAGGAAAATATCCTCGCGGCATTCCACAATATCCTTCACGACACCGCGGCCGTCCGCCGCACCATCGAACACGCAAAAAACAACGACTGGAATTTCTGCGAAGGCGGGGACCACCCCGAATACAACCATATCCCTGAGTTCGCGCCGCTCCTAAATTCCTGGCTCCGCAAACTCGATGGAAACTCCCTGACAGGAGACGCCGATGCTTCCGGTATTCCTTCTCTTGAAGGCTTCAGGGGTAACGTTCTTGGGTCTTATCTGCTCCTCAAGGGGAGAGTGTTTGGGTATCTTAATGTCGCGGAAATCGCCGCGGCGAAGACGTTAATCAACACCGAACCGACCTCCCCGCTCTACCAGGCCATTTACCATCGGTTCACCGACGGCAATCAACACGCCGCAATCCAAATGATGACCAAACAGTACTTCCCCGTCGACTCTCTACCAACCGCCAACCCGTTCGCCTGGGGCTCCCTAAAAGAGGCGCCGCTTCTCTACGTCTGGACCGCGGGGGTGATGGATGGAATCTAACCTGGGCATCGCCTACGACATTGCCATGTCTCTCATCGGAACACGGTACAAGTGGGGTGGGGATGACCCGATGGACGGTTTCGACTGTTCGGGATTCGTCCTGGAACTTCTCAAGTCGGCAGGACTTGCCCCGTCGAAAGTGGACATGTCGGCGCAGCAGATTCACGACACCTTCCCGAACCAAGTCTCCGACCCTCAACTTGGGGACTTGGCCTTCTACGGAAACGCTGGTAAAATCATCCATGTCGGATTTTGCCTCAACGCAAAGCAAATGGTCGAGGCCGGGGGTGGCGGAAGCCACACCAACACTCTTGCCGACGCTACCCGCGACAACGCCTACATTCGTGTACGTCCGATCAAGTATCGGGCAGATTTCATGTGTGTCACACGACCAAACTGGGGGTAAGTCATGGAAGGCAAGAGTGTATGGAAGTCTAAGACCATTTGGGTTTCAATCCTCGTCGCCGTTTCTCCTCTTTACCCGCCTCTTGGCGCCTTTGTCGCCGATAGTCCTGCGATTGCCTCTTTCATCGTGTCAACCATCTTTGGTGTTTTGCGCCTTGTCACAAAGGCCCCCATTGGGGAGTAACCCATGCAAACCTTGACCTATGGCCTTGTGAAGCCGACCTCTGGAACAAAAGGTGCCGACTTTTTCCCGGCGCTTGAGGACAACTTTGAGCAGATCGACGGCCACAACCACGACGGCGCCAACTCGGCCAAGCTCCAGTCCTCCTCTGTCGCGGCAGTAAACATCCCCGTCCCCGCAGCGTCGTGGGCCGCGACACCGGTTGCCGGTCTCTACAGTCAGACCGTGGCCCTGCCGGTGAATCTCCCTTACTCGACATGCCATATCAGCCTTCAAGAGCAGACAACCCGGGACGTGTACTTGCTCCAGGTCGAGAAGGTGACGGAAGCGGCGTTTGAAGTGTTTTGCAACGACCCAAGTCTTTCATTCGTGGCGGTTGTGACGACATGACGGCAAACGTAGGTCCAGCCGAATATGTGACATTTCATGGTGGGTTTACCGACTACTATGTTGAGGGGCCCATTCAGAAAGGTCGCGTATACGACAACGTTCAGATTGTCCAGACGGGGACGCTGGGTAAGTTGGAACAGAGGTACGGTTCTCGCCTCTACTCCGACGACTATCCGCAGATTCCCCCCGGGGCGCAACGTATCAACACCCTCCTTTGGGTTGAGTTGAACCAATACCTCTTGGCTCACTCTTCCAAGAAAATTTACTCTTTTGAGTCGACCGGATGGGTAAACCTCACTGGACCGACCGCTAATGACGCTTTCCCTTCGACGGTGGATACCACCACCGTTTTGTCGTCCTCCAAGTGGAATAAGCACCTCCTCGTCGCGTCGAGCAAGTACACAAAGCCGCTGAAAATCTACCGTGACGGATCGGGTGTGACTCGTCTTCGCACGGCGGGGATGCCCCCTCTGGCGACTGCCCCGACAATCGCTGGGACGGCTGGGGCGGCAAGCTACCTTTATAAGTTTCTCCACAAGTACACTTACACCGTAGGCACGGTCGTCCATGTCGACTACGGTCCCACGACGATTGCCACGGGCGCACCGGCCGTCTCGGTCACGAATGTTGCCCCTGGAACCGTTTCGATCACCAACATTCCCGTTCTCGCCAACGGGACAACGGACAATTACGACACCTCAAACGTCAAGGTCGAGATTTATCGAACGACCGACGCTGGGGTCACGTTTTATCGTGTTGGAGAGGTCACAAACGGGACGACAAGTTATAACGACACCACCCTCGACGCGGCACTCCAGCTCAATGAGGTGCTTTACACCGAGGGTGGAGTTGTCGAAAACGACCCTCCTCCCCTTTGCAAACTCGTCCACATTATGGAGGGGCTTGCCCTTTATGCAGACATCAAGGATGGATCGGAAATCCTTGCGAACCGCGTCCTTCAGTCTATTGACGGAGATATCGACTCAGTTCCCGCGACTTTCTACGTTGACGTGGATTACGATATTGTCGGACTTTCGTCGGCAAAAAACACTCCCGTCATCCTCTGCGACCGAGCTGTCTACCGAATTGACGGACGGTATGACCTCCTCGGACGTAACGGAATGGTTGCTCAGAAGATTTCGGACACAGCTTCGTGTATCTCCTCCTCAAGCGTAGTCCAGACGTTTGACGGAGTTTTCTGGTGGGGCCTCGACGGCATCTATTACACGGACGGGTATGCCGTCAAGAAGACCAACGTCGACTGGGACAAGACCTACGCTTCCCTCATTGCCACCGAGGAGCAACGCCGCCGGATTCAAGGCGTCTACAACGCAATCGAGCGCCGGATTTACTGGACGGTCCAGTCGTCGGCAGGCACGGACAGTGACCGCTTTATCGTTCTCGACCTCAACTGGCCGATCACCACTCAGTCGACATACTGCACCTGGAGCGGCGGGACAAACTTCGCCCCGACCTCAATTGTGGTGGACTTCGACGGCAACGTCATCCGTGCCGATAAACGTGGGTATGTCTTCAAGCACAACAAGGCCTACTATTCCGACCTTCGCGTGGACACCGGGGCTGACCCCTCTACCTGGAAGCAGACCCCAATCATTTACACCTACGAGTCGTGTGCGACGAACTTCGGGTCGTCTTTTGAGCGCAAGTGGGTCTCAAACATCCTCGTCAATCTCGGCAACGTGACCAACCTGTCGATGGCGATTATCTCCATCAACGACGACGGCAAAAAGGTCGGGTACCTGAAGCCGTTGCGTTACCGTGGAAACTTCTCCTGGGGAGACCCTTCCGTCATTTGGGGAGACCCAAGTCTCGTGTGGAATCGCCTGGGGGTAGTCGAGGCCATGCGCCGATTCCCAGCCAAGGGCCTGCGGTGTTCCTACAAGCAAGTGCGGTTCACCAATGACTATTCGGTCATCGTGACAAGCGACCTTTTGGGGACAATCGGCACGAACGGCACGTCGAAAGTGTGTACCCTGACCGATTCCGTCAACTATCAGTTCCCCGACAACCTGGAGGATTACTACCTTTCGATCTCCTCCGACGGGTACACCCGGCAGTATCGAATTTTGTCGGTCTCGGGATCGTCGATTACAGTTGAGGACACCCTTGGAATGCTCCCGACTGCCGCGGGGATGACTTTCATGATTAAGGGATACCCGAAGAACGAGTATTTCTCGCTGCATTCGTACTGTCTCCATGTCGGCGACTTTGGTGCGACCCAACAGAACTACCAGGCCGGGGAGAGTGCTGAGATATGATTCGCCTTCTTCAAGTCAACATTGAAGACACGAACATTCGGGAGAACTTCAACCGGATTGAGACCTACCTCCGAGAAATCTCTCTCCTCAAGGGGGAGTTTGAGTTCTTTGAGTTCCACCTGACTGCGGCCGTGCCTTCGGATGTCAAGGCGTACGTCAAACTGCCGTTTGTTCCCAAGGATGTCATTGTCACGAGTCATATTGGTGCGGCGTATTCGTTGAAACCAACCGAGTACACGAAGGACTACATTGTTGTTCACGTTGACGGACCTTGCACCCTTCGGGCCTTTGTCGGCCGGTACTCCGAGGAGAGGGGCCTATGAGTGATTATTGGACATGGGGGCAAATCAAGGCCAAGGTCGAGCAGGACTTGGACCTTGAGGAAGAAACGTTTATCCAGCCCGACGAGATGTTGGGCTATGCCAACGAGGCCATTCGTGAGGCCGAGGCCGAAATCCACGGACTGTATGAGGACTACTTTCTCAAACGGTCGACAATTTCTCTTGTTTCCGGCCAGGAAGAGTACGACATCCCGACCGACATCTATGCCCACAAGATTCGTCGCCTGGTGTACCAGAACGGCACGACCATCTACGAGGTCAAGAAACTTCGGGACTGGAAGAAGTTTGAGCTCCTGGCAGAAGGGCAATCCCAAAGCCCCAACACCGTCCAGTTTTACATGCTGCACAATTCAAACCCCGGCGCCCCGCAGATGCTCCTGACGCCGACCCCGGACGAGAACGGACCGTATTTGAAACTCTGGTACTTGCGGGAAGCAAACAAACTGGCGGTCGAAAGCGACATTTGCGACATCCCCGAATTTATCAATTTCGTTCTGGCGTTCATCAAGCTAAGGTGTAACGAGAAGGACCAAAACGCTGGGAATATTCAAAACTCGTTGGCGACGGTCGACTTTGAGCGGAAAACCATGCTGACAACCTTGGCAAATATGATCCCCGACGCCAACAATCAGATCGAAGGCGATTTCAGTCATTACCTTGAGCATTCGTGAGGTGACCTATGCCCCCCGCGTTTCAACCGAAAGCAATGCCAAAGCCCATCGCCAAGCCGGCCGCAAGACCAGTGTCGAAGCCTGCGTCTTCAGGTATTGTGACCCCCACGGCGCCGACATACTCCAGTATTCTCCAACCCGGGAAAATTACCGGGGTCACCGCGTCGAAGGGCAAGTGGGGGATGCCGAATTTTTCCGTCCAGCGAGAACCTTCCACTCTTGCGGAACCGTTCAAGATGACGGCGCAGCAGGCATCGATGGGCGACGCGGGTAAGGAACTCACGAAACGTGCCACCGAAGCCGGACCCTCGACATGGGCGCAGATTCAAATGCAGCAGAATGCACTTCAGCAGCAAAATGCGCTGAATGACGCGACTCAGCAGGCCGCCGGACAAAACGCGCAGGCGCAAGCACAACTCGCCATGCGCGGCGGGATGGGAAGCGGAGCGCGGGAACGTCTCGCGTCCGGTTCGGCGTGGAATCAAATGGCCGCCAGCCAGGGAATTCGCAATCAAGGAAATCAAAACGCACTCAACATCGGAATCGCCGACCAGGAGCAAAAGAACGGAATGCTCGGACAAGCGGCCGGTCTCGAGACGGGGATGAGTCAGTTCAACGTCGGACAAGCGAATACTGCCGGCGGGATGAATGTTCAAAACGCCGTCGGAGATGTTCGTGGTCGTGGCGACTTTGAAATGCAACGGTACGGTCAGCAGATGGCCGACGTTGGGGCGCAACGAAACGCCAATGCCATGAAGTCGATGGCTCCGAAGGAGCGCGACCTGTTCTGGAACATCAATGACCCATTCAACTTCACCAAAGCCACGAAGGGGCCGGTATAATGGTTGCACCACTTATCATCGCGGGTATCGCGGCGGCGGCCTCTGCTTTGAAAGCAAAGGATGAGCAGGACCAGGCCAGACAAAACATCCTGATGCAATCGGAGATCATGAAAAACTCTCCGTGGACGGGTATCCGGCCAAATATGGACCTTTCTCAAGGTCCGAATGTTGGCACCTCGGCGATCGGCGGGGGTCTTCAAGGATACGCTTTTGGGCAGCAGTTCGCGGGAGCGGCTCCGGCTCAATCTCCGCAGGCTCCGGCGTCGGCTTGGGGTCAAATGCCCTTGAGCAATGGGATGTACCCGCAGCAAAATCCTGCGGCGTACAGTGGAATGGGTGCTGCTCCTACGACGACGTCGAGCTGGCAGATTCCAATGGTTCTCCCTCGTCAAGGTCAATAAGAGGTAAGTGACATGGCAGGACTTCGTGGACAAACCGTGGTGATTCGACCGTCGCAAAATATCGGCGACGTTCCCTTCTTCACTCAAGGCACCAAGGACGCCGCAGCAAATGCGGGCCAAGCTTTGAGTGACTTGTGGAATTACAAGTATGGCGCTCCCGTACCCGCGCAAGTTTCACCTGGTCCCGTCGCGCCCCAAAGTTGGGAAACGGCACCGAATCCTCTTCCCTTTGTTTCCCCCATGCACGACCCGAATTCCCCGGCCGCTACCCTCCTTTCTCTCACCGGACCACCTGCTCCGGCCCCTGTTTTGTCCCCCGGTCCCGTCGCGCAAGCGGCCCCTCAACCGGCGACCCCCGGAACGGCCCCTGCCGCCTCAAAACCGGGTCTCCCCGGTATCTCAGCACACCCAAGACTTCCCAGCGCCGGAGGTCTCGATTTACGGGCTTTGAATGACTATGCGCGCCAAATGGGCGAAATGACGAAATCCCAGCAGGACAAACTTCAGGCGGCGGCCGACAAACTGAGAAATACCCCCGGTCAAGTTGACCTCTCGGCCCTTATGTCGCTGGCCGATTCGTGGAACAAGACCAACCTCGCCCAAGGGTACCAACGTCCGATGTCCAAGGCAGAACTTGAACGGCAGGCGATGGCGATTGAACAGGGCGCGGCCGACGTCGGTCTCCAAGGCCTCAAGGGTCAGCTGGACGTCACCAAGACGAAACTGGACCTCCAGGCTCACGCGCAAGACATGGCGATGAAGCAGGCGATGAATGAGCAAGACCTTGCCTTGAAGCGGCAAGAGCTCGGACTGAAGGCCCTGCAAAATACCCCAGGAAGCAAGCCCATGTCGGCCGAGGAGATGAAGCGGTTTGACAACATCTCCATGGCGCTTCAGGCGGCGAAAGACGCGCGCGACAACTGGGGCAACGGGCAGAGGAACACCCTGTTAAAGGACAACCCCTACACCATCGCCCTGCGACGATGGACAGAAGCCATCGGCCGTCTCCAGTCCGGCGGCGCAATCGGCGAGAAAGAGGGAGCGCAGTTCCGAGCCCTTCTCCCCACACTGACCGATGAGTTGGCCGGAACCGACGAGGCGACGATTCAGATGAAGTTTGACCAGGCGATGTCTGAGATGCAAAATCGTCTCAACACGATGGGGAAAAATCCCGACCAGGTTCTCGGAAGTCGCATTGGTGGGACAGGTAACGTCGCGCCGTCTCCTGTGGCTCCCTCACTTGGAATGCCGTGGGAGAAGTACGGGAGCAAAGCATGACGACAATGCCGAAAGTTGGGGAAGTTCAGGAAGGTCACGTTTTTATCGGAGGAGACCCCGCCGACAAGAATTCGTGGACGCCAGTCCCTCAAGCGGCACTCAGTACCCCGACACCTGGAACAGTTGAGAACGGATACCGGTTCAACGGTGGAGACCCCGGGGACAAGAATTCGTGGTCTCCGGTCGAATCCGCGCCGTCTCTTTCCATCAAAAACGAAACGCACCCCGACATTTCGTGGGCCGACCGCGCGATCGTGAAAAACTTCTCCGGAACTCCCGAGGCGGCACTCCAGTATCTCAAGGAAAAGCACCCGAACCTCGACATCCAGTTCCGCCCGACACTCCCAGGCAAGTCCGACCCGACCGACATCATCGTGAAGAAACCCGGCGAGAGGGAATATCGGCGTCTCGACCCTCAAGGGTTCGACATCGCCGACCTGTCCGACATTGGCTACGACGTCGGAGCCGGACTTCTCACCACACTTGCCAGCGGGGCAGGTGGAGTCGCCGGTGGTGTTGCCGGCGGTATCGGCGCCCTCCCTTCTGCGGCACTTGCTGGGGCGGGAACCTCGGCCGGACTTGAGGCCGCGCGGCAAAATATCGGGTCGCTGTTCGGGATGAAAGACAACCGAAGTCTCGGAGACGTCGCGGTCGCCGGCGCGGCCGGAGCGGCGGCGCCATTCCTGTTTGGTACGGGGGCGACCTCCGGCCAAGTCGCCGCGAAGTCGCTTGAGAAGAACCTGTCGCTTGACGCCGTGAAAGAACTCGCCAACTCCCAAAAGGGATACCTCAGTCGCGGCCTCGAGAAGCTTGGTCCGTTCCTTGGGTCGGCGTCTTCCGGTGTGAAGAAAAGTTCGTTTGAAACGGCGAAACAGTTTCCGGATGAAGTCGCCGCGCTCGGAAAGTCCCCCGACCTCATCGAGTGGGGGCAGCAAAACGTCGCTCCCGCCGTGGAGACGATCAACAACGCCGTCCACGACAAGGGTGCGGCGATGGAAGCAATCTCCTCGGCGGCGTCCGAGGCCGGAGTGAGAGTTCCCGTCGACTCGACCCTCAAGATTTTGGAAAACGCCGCTGACAAACTCGGGAAGCAAAATAACGAGTGGGCGCAAGAGGCCTCGAAATCCTTGTGGGATAAGTATTGGAAGATTCAAGACAACACCATTCCCGGAACCGGGGAAATGCTCCCCGACAACGTATGGGCGTGGATCAAGGGTCTTGAGGAAGAAACGACCTTCAACGCCAACCCGTTGAAGCAAGCCGGAGCACCGCGCGATACCGTAGTGAGCAAGCGAGTTGAGGCAAGTCTCAAAGACGCCGCGCAGGCACTAAAGGCGGCGATGGACAGCAAGGTCAAGCCTTTTGGTAAGGCTCGGTCAGAACTTTCCGACATGCTGGCCGTAAGGGAAAAGTTCTCGAAAATGTTGAATGTCGACCCCAATGCAAGCGACATTCGGCAGCAACTCCAGTCCGACACGGTCGTCCAAAACTTCAAGAAAATGATTCAAAACCCCGAGAAGAAAAACAACCTGAAAATCGCCGACAAGATGTTTGGAACGAACCTGGAACACAAAGCAAAAGTCCTCCAGTCGGCCGACGATCTCTATCGTAAAGGGGTGTTCGCTACCTCGTCGGAAGGTACGACCTCAACATCGCGCACGATCGGCGCCGGGGTGGCAGGTGGAGCGGCGGGGTATTACGCCGGAGCGGCGACGGGGCAACAAGGGGCGGCAGGTCCCGGAGCACTCGTCGGCGCAGGTCTCGGAGCGGTGCTAGGAGGTCCGGCGGCGATGAGAGCCGCTTTCCTCCCGCTCGGTCGCGCGCAACGCGCAGTAGTATCTGGAGCCCAAAAGGCGGCCGGAGGAGCTCCCGTTCATACCTTCGCGCCCAGCTCGGCGTGGCAAATGCTTTGGAAGAATGGAGGAGAGTGATGAAGATGATGGGAAAGAAAATGGGCGAGATGGAAGACGAAAAAGAAAACGAAGGCCCTGACGAGTGGGAAATTCAATGCTGGGCCGACACCCTCATCAAGGCCGAAGAGATCAAGGCCGACCCTGAGAAGATGAAACTCTTGAAGCCCTACCTCGAGAAGAAGGTCAAGGTCATCACCTCGGTCGCCCAACTCCGTGAGAAAGCGAAAGGCGGTTTCAGCCGATGAATCCACTCGAAATCGACATCCAGCAAAACTCATTTTCCGGTGTGGAACTTGAATCTCTCGGTGAAGCAATCATGCTGGTAGAACGACTCAAAAAGGATAAGCCTCTTTGGACGGCGATCGAAGCGCAGATGAAGACCAAGGTCAAGCCGATCGAATCCATCGCCGATCTCCGCTTGAAGGCACAGGAAGTGGCCCTCCAGTCTGAAGGTGAGTAATGGGATACAACACGGTCGACAGACTTCGCAGAGTTGACGATAGTCACTATCTCTTGTCGGACAAGGCAAGCGATAGAGTGACCTATGAGGGACGATGCGAACGGTTTGACGAGCCGACCTCAAAACCCAACTGGCAAATCAAACGTCACGCCTACACCAACGGGGTGTGGGTGACGACTTTCGCCAACGACGGAAAATACAACTGCGTGTGGGACGACCGCGGGACCTACTTCCCGGCCGTCGTCGGACCAGACCCTCCGGCCGATTCCATTCCCGTCACTGGGTCGCTCGGTCTGACGGGCCTGTCAGTAGGTGGCCTTGTGACCGAGGTCACATTGAACTCCACTACCTGGACGGAACTCCCCGCGGCGGCACTCCATAACAGGAATGCGCTTTCCATCCAAAACTCCTCCATCGTGAACATCAAACTGAACTACTCCGACACGGTCCCGGGGTTTGTCGGCGTGTTGCTTACCCCTGGCGCTGAACGTATGTATGCCATCACCGACACCATTCTCATCTATGCCAAGACAGAATCAGGGACCCATACCATTACAGTTGAGGAGCTGGCATGAGTGTCACGGGAATTGCCGGCAATACCAATACGAATGTCGTGGCCAACGCCACGATAACAAATTTTTCTATGCCCATGGCAAATACTGAGTATTCCCATACCTTGCCTGTTGGGACGCGGCGGTTTACACTTAAGAACAGGACCTCGGGCCTCATCAAACTCTCCTACACTTCAGGGCAATCCGGAGTCGAGTGGTACTCGATTGAACCTGGGACGACATACGGCGAGGAAGACCTTCGGGTAGGGACCCTAACCTTTTACTTCCAGGCG